AGCACTGGTAACTCCATCAGAAACTGAAGATCCAGTAGTTGACTACACCGCACCAGTTACACAAGCACTGGTAACTCCATCAGAAACTGAAGATCCAGTAGGTCCACTTAATATAGATCTTGGATCAGCTGCTGAAGCAATACCACAAACAGGTATAAGTCAAAAGGTTGAAGATTATGGTATACCAACTAATTTACGACCAGCGGCACAAAAAATACTTGATCAAATGGACACAGGCGGTTTAACTCGAGCAGATATTCAAGCCGCATTAGATGCTTGGGTTGAGACTCGCCCAGGTGGTTCAGGTGAAGAATTTGTTCCGCCTGGTGGTATTGGTCCAGATGGTAAATGGCATTCTGATGCCGACGGCCCCGCCTTACGCGCTGATGGTGAATATGTACCACCTGGTGGCTATGACAAAGACGGTAATTGGAAGTTTGATTACGAAGAACCACCAAAAGCAACAGGCGCAGAAGCAGGCGCCACGGATACAGGTAAGCAAGACTATATAACTAAAACAACAGCCGACGCAGACAAAAACGGCCAAGATATTATTAATGGTGGATTTGTTGTTAAACCTGGTAAGCCTATTACAAACAAAGCAACAGAACATGATAATCAAGTTATTGCAGCTCGGGCCCGTGAGCAATTAGCCGCATTAAATTCCACTATGACAACAGCCGGAATAGTAAATGTACAAACTGGAACTCTTACTGAGTTAGGTTATCGTTTACAGCAAGGTGATGATACAGCGTGGGTGAAAGCGATAGAAACTCTTGGAAATAACGCCGGAACAATTGCTTTAATGGGAGCAATTTTGGCAGGAATTATAACAGCTCCAGCATGGTTCCCAATGGTTGCAGGCGGATTAAGTGTTGGATTAAGTGCGGCCACCATTAAAGCCACAGCTGCAACTTTAGGCTTAGGTGGACTTTTTGCATCAGTAGCGGCCAGAGCTGATACTGGCGATGAAGTAGAACCAGGGGAAGTTGAAGGTGTTTTACAAGGTAGTTATGCTTATTGGAGTAAAGATGGTTCAGGATATGCGTTAGGAAGGAATCCACAAGATCATGGTTTAGGAACAGAATTAAACAGATTGATAGACGAAGTTCAAGAACTTGATAATCTTGCTCGAATTGGTGATCCCAATAAACGAGAAGAACGTATACGACAATCAAGAAATCTTAAGAGAATAATACGAATTCTTGATCGACAGCAACGAGAGTATATGGAAAAAATGGATGATGTATATGGATGGTATCGCCCTAGAACTGGGCCCGAAGCAACGGATAACCCATTAGAGCCATTTGGAGGCAAGGGTCCAGATATTGATTATTCTCATGTTCCGGTAGGCGATTTAACTTCTGCTCAACTCAATTCTGAATTAAACAGAGTACAAGATGAAATGAAAACACCTGGTATTACACGTGAACGATATAAAGAATTAGAAGATAGAATGATGGCATTGAAGAAACAACAACGTAAAAATCGCCGATCAAATGAATCATTGGATCGTGTAAGCAGAGCCAGGCAACTTCGTAGTTAAGATAAAATCTTTAAAAAACCATAAAACACCCTCTTTTTACTTGACAAACTAAATACAATATCATATAATGTATATTAATGTGCATTGTATGATCAGGCACATTTTAGGCAAATAACAGACAAGAGGCATATTATTATGGCATCATTAGCAGACATACGTGCGCGGCTACAGGCACAAGACAATAAAAGTAGCGGTTCTAAATTTAGTGGCGATAACGCCATTTACCCATTCTGGAATATCCCAGAGCAATCCACAGCAGTATTACGATTTCTACCCGACTTAAACGAGAGCAATCCGTTCTTTTGGGCAGAAAGACTTATGATCAGGCTTCCTTTTCAAGGTATTAAAGGAGACAATGATTCTAAAAACTGCTTTGTACAGGTTCCCTGTATGGAAATGTTTGGAGAAACTTGCCCAGTATTGACCGAGGTTCGCACTTGGTTCAAAGACTCATCCCTTGAGGATATGGGTCGGAAATATTGGAAAAAGCGTTCTTACGTTTTCCAAGGATTTGTTTTGGATAGTCCTCTCGCAGAAGACACAGTTCCAGAAAATCCCATTCGCCGATTTATTATCGGTCCACAGATTTTCCAAATCTTAAAAGCGGCTTTGATGGATCCTGAGTTAGAGGAACTTCCAGTTGACTATATGCAGGGTTTGGATTTCCGTTTGACAAAGACAACAAAAGGCGGCTATTCTGATTACTCAACATCATCCTGGTCACGACGTGAACGAGCGTTAGATAAAGATGAGATGGGTGCTATTACTGAACATGGACTTTGGAATTTGAGTGACTTCCTTCCAAAGAAACCTGAAGAGACAGCAGTAAATGTCATTAAAGACATGTTTGAAGCATCTGTTGATGGCGGTCAGTATGATCCTGATCTTTATGGTCAGTATTTCCGTCCATCTGGTTTTGCAACACCGGATAATGGAACAAGAACTTCCGCCGCCCCAGTAGCATCCACTGCCGCAACTGAGGAAAAGGAAGCAAAACAAGAAGCGAGTGTCTCCGAAACTCCAAAGAGTAGTGGCGGTTCTAAAGCAGAGGATATTTTAGCGACTATCCGCTCAAGACAGAATCAGTAAAATAAGTTAGATATGTGGGGCGGGAAACCGCTCCACATATTATAATTATAGAATTTCTTTAGGAAACAATTATGGTAAAACCATTTGACGTAAGTAAATTTAGACGAGATATTACAAAATCTATAGATGGATTATCTGTAGGTTTTAACGATCCAACAGACTGGATCTCATTAGGCAACTATTGTCTCAATTATCTCGTAAGTGGAGACTTTTATAAAGGAGTTCCACTTGGCAGAGTAACAGTACTTGCCGGAGAATCAGGTTCAGGAAAGTCGTATATTGCGGCAGGCAATATTGTAAAGGCCGCTCAAGAACAAGGAATTTTTGTAGTATTAATAGATAGTGAAAATGCTCTTGATAAAGAGTGGTTAGAACGAATCGGCGTCAGTACTGACGAAGATAAAATAATGCGATTGAGTATGAGTATGATCGATGATGTCGCTAAAACCATTAGTACATTTATGAAAGATTATAAATTAATGTCTGAGGAAGAACGCCCTAAGATATTATTTGTTATTGATTCACTTGGTATGTTATTAACTCAAACTGATGTAGATCAGTTTGATAGAGGTGATATGAAAGGTGATTTGGGTCGTAAACCTAAAGCATTAACAGCATTAGTTCGTAATTGCGTTAATATGTTTGGTGGATATAATGTTGGTTTAGTAGCAACTAATCACACTTATGCATCACAAGATATGTTTAATCCAGATGATAAAATTAGTGGTGGACAAGGGTTCATTTATGCATCTTCAATAGTAATTGCTATGAAACTTTTAAAGTTAAAAGAAGATAGCGAAGGAACTAAAACATCACAAGTACACGGTATACGAGCCGCTTGTAAAGTAATGAAAACTCGTTACGCAAAACCATTTGAGGGAGTTCATGTTAAAATTCCTTATGAACAAGGCATGGATCCATATAGTGGATTACTTGAGATGTTTGAAGCACAGTCCTGGGTTGCGAAGCAAGGAAATAGGTTAAAATACATTTGTAAAGATGGTACAGAAATTTTAGAGTTTAGGAAAGGTTGGATTGGAGAGAAGTTAGATATCGTAATGGAAGACCTTGTTGCTCGCAATTTTAACGTATCAGCACAAGAGGAAGAAACGGCCGATTAACATAAATAACTCTAAAAACGAGGATCATTTGTGGAAGATACTGTTCTAGTAAATATTTGGGACATACTTAAAGCATATATACCAAAAAAAGAAGTATCATCAGCCGCGGAACAAATTGTCAATTATTTAAATGAGGACACTACTGCTGACACGTTGAGTGAGTTGGCAGATAACTGTCCAGTAATTGCTCAAGCATTAGAAGACTTAAATGATGTTGAGGAATTTGATGACGAAGACGACTGGTGATATATGACTTGGTATAATAAAATAGTTCAAGATTTGATCAATATTCCTGATGCATTAGAGTATTATGAAGGTGAATTAATACCAGCAAAAAAAGATGTTAAAATAAAAGGAATATTAGAGAAGAATTCGTCTGAATTACCTGGCATTGTAGAGCACAGGTTTAACCAGTTACAAGAAATAGAAGCAATATTACAGTTTCTAAACATTCAATTAAGAAAAGTAAGGCGTAAGCACTTTAAGAGTTATTTAGAGAATTATCAGCGGGCCCTGACCTCCCGCGATGTTGAAAAGTATGTCGATGGAGAAGACGAGGTAATAGACCTCGAAACAATTATAAATGAAGTCGCACTTGTACGAAATAAATGGTTAGGAGTTATTAAGGGATTAGATGTTAAGCAATTTCAGGTAAGTAATATAATAAGATTGAGAACTTCAGGAATGGAGGACGTTACAGTATAATGAATTCTGATCAAAAACGAAGGATGATTGGTGAACATTTACACTTAAAAAATTCAGCTGATGAATTTTTTAAAGTAGTGTCAGCAGAATTATTTACTAATATGATTCATATTTGTGATTTTGGATGTGGTGATGGTTCGATAACTCAATGGTTTTGCAATCAAGCACCATTTGATGAAAATGACCAATATGCTAATTATACAAAAGTTTCAGGCATAGATTTAATAGATTCAAAAACAGACAAGTTTGATAGAGTTCAAGGTGATATATTATCAATGCCTTATAAAGATGACGAATTTAATATGGGTTGGTGTCATCATACTTTACAGCAATTAAAAGATCCAGTACAAGGATTAATAGAAATAAGGCGAGTAATGACAGATTACTCATTACTACTGCTCGCTGTGCCGCAAACTTTAGATATGGAATATAATCGTTTAAAAAGTAAATTTGATCAGTATGATAGAAATTATTATAATTTACCTATATTAATACGACATTTAGCAATGTCTGGTTGGGATTGTCAAGGCGGGTACTTTCAAAAATTAGAAAACAATCGTAATATATATGCGGTTGTAAAACCAGCTCGCAACTGGAATGAACCAGATGATCCGTTTGATTTAACAATGGTTGATCTAATGGATAGGGGTGTGTTGCCTAAAAGCACACATAAAATGATACAGAGTAAGAATTATTTTGATGAAACTGCTCTGTTGTTAACATGGATGAATGGGACAATAACAGATTATAGTAAAAGGGTATAAGTAATATTATGGGATTTCCAATTGTATCACAAGGTAGTGTACGAGTAAAACAATGTAAGCATGGTGATTTTGCTTATAATTTAAATGATGTTGTAATTGGTCGTAGTTTAGATAATTATGGCGAATACGCAGAAGCAGAATTGGCATTAGCATCACAAATTATACGTCCAGGCACTAATGTAGTTGATGTAGGAGCTAATATCGGTATTCATTCTGTTTTTTACAGTAAATTAGTTGGAGATGAAGGTAAAATTTTAAGTTTTGAACCTAGTGATTTAAATTATTATTTTTTAGTCACCAATTTAACCCTCAACAACGCATTCAACGCACAACATTTTAAAGCGGCGATAGGTACTCAACGTCCTTTATATATTCCTATTAATAATATTAATGATGAAATAGATCATGGTAATTTAAAAACTACTATTAAGGATAGTGGTGATACTTTAGAACAATGTGCTGTGTTTAAATTGGATGATATTGGATTAGAGCATTGTGGTTTAGTAAAAGTTAATGTAAGTGGTAATGAAGCAGATATACTACAAACAGGTGAGAAATTGTTTTCCCAACATCGTCCTTTTATTATGTGCGAGGCACAGGAAAATACAAAAGAATTATTCCAGTTTGTTAAAGATATTGGTTATGAAGCATATTGGGTTCCTTCAAATAATTTTAATCCTGATAACTTTTTTGAGAGTAAGGGATGTATATTTGATGATCCAACTAGCCAGATAATTAATATTTTTGCGTATCCAAAAGAAATAGATATTACCATAGACAATTTAAAGAAGGTTAAAGGCGTTAATGATAAGTGGAAAACTCTTAAGAAAACTACGAAAAAGAAGGCTAAGAAAAAGGCTAAGAAAAAGGCTAAGAAAACCAAGTCCAGTAGCAAACCCTAATATAAGCAGTTCCTAATATACCTCAAATACCCTATAAAATATCGGGTTATTGCCCTAGATACCCTATAAAGTATCGGGTTAATGCTCAGAAAACCAGCAATTTCAGCAATTTTTCACCAGAAATATCAGAAATTTGTCGTTCTTCAATGAAATCAAGCACTTAGCGTCATAAAAAGAGTGACAGATCTGCTCGATATGTTAGACTAGTATAGTAAGTTAAGAAACAGAGAGTTACCCAAGTGTTAGATCAAGGCTGTTTTAAAGTTTTTTACCGTGAACCCATACTAGGTGGTGCCCGGATTTTTATATCCGCATCCACCGCTACCCTTATGGATGCGGTTGCAGAATTTAACCTGCTCAAAGGCGGGTTTGATACGCCCCTTACTGTTGAACGGTATGGGATCGAAGGCAAATTGACGCATCGTTGGAATATGGATGGCCGTTATGGCGTCCCAAGATGCGTAGTTGAAACCAACCACCACTCACGGAGATAAGGCGTAATGGCTTATATACGAACAAACGAAGTAAAGGCAATCCGAGAAACTCTTAAAGAGGAATTCGGACCCGAGTTGAAATTTGGAGTAAAGAAGCAACATCACTCATCGGTGACAGTTACCATTAAGAAGGGCAATGTTGATTTTTCCGACATAATGCGTGAAGGTGATCGCGGGTATGCTCAGGTCAATCATTACCACACTCACATGTATGGTGAACATGCCAAATTGTTTGATGACATTGTTGATGTCATTAAGACAGCACCCGGTAAAGCAGAAGGCGGCCGGGAATGGTTTGACAAGAGTGATGCGATGGTGGATTATTTCCATACCGCTTTTTACTTCAACCTCGAAGTAGGGAACTACAGTAAACCCTACGAATTAGTTTAACCAACGACATACAGGAGCGAATTATGTCAACACAATATGTTTCAGTAACGAAAGGATACCACGCGGATGCACCCGGTGGGATAGTTGAAGATGTAGTATTCCCATTGGTCCGCGATTATAAAGTGGGCAAAAAAGGTGGTTACATCACAGTTGATGGAACTGGCAACTCTGCTTACCCTCAGCGGAACATCCGTGTTAAGGTAGATTCCCCACTACATTATGAACGTGTGGGTGAGTCAGTAGCAGAAGAAGCGGCCGCTAAAATGGTTGGCGCCTCTGTTGAAGCGGGGGAGACCGACACTGAGGTTATGGCTCGCATTGCAGAGCGATTTGAGATCTTGGGCAGTATGACCCAAGCCACAATCGATGGTGATGTTCGAGCAATGATCGTAACAGGCCCTCCAGGGGTTGGTAAGTCCTACATTGTGGAAACCACTCTTGAGAAAGCCGTATTGTTTGACAAGATTGCTGGTAAGAAGATACGTTATGACGTAGTCAAAGGCGCGATGACTGCCCTTGGACTTTACGCCAAACTGTATGAATACAGCGACAAGAACAATGTGCTAGTGTTTGATGACTGCGACACTGTATTGTTTGATGACTTGTCACTCAACATACTGAAAGCGGCATTGGACTCAGGTAAGAGACGCCGAATCCACTGGAATGCTGATAGTGCTAAACTGAGAGCGGAAGGGATTCCGAATATGTTTGACTTTAATGGCTCAGCGATCTTTATCACCAACGTGAAGTTTGAAAACGTCCGGAGCAAGAAGATCAAAGATCACTTGGACGCACTTCAGTCGCGTTGCCATTACCTGGATTTGACGCTCGATACAATGCGCGACAAAATACTCCGTATTAAGGACATTGCCAAGAATGGTGAGTTGTTTGTAGGATACGGGTTTAAGTCTTCCGATGAGGACGAGATTTTGGACTACATGGAAGAAAACAAGGATAGGCTTCGGGAAATGAGCCTACGTATGGCACTGAAGATTGGTGACCTGCGTAAAATGTCGAAAGACAACTGGAAGCGCCTAGCGGAGACAACGGTTATGACCCGCGTCAGTAAGCAGGCGTCGGCTAACTAAAATAATAACAATTTCCTAAAAGATACTTTAGTATCGCTCCAACTATAAGTATCTATAAGCTTCGGGGAGGCCCATGAGCCTCCCTTTTTATTGATATGAAATATAATTGCTGGCAAGTTTCCATACAAGACGATAGTATTCACGTAAGGGTGCCTGAGTTCGATTTAGAACAATGGGGCACTTCGTATGTCCAAAAAATATCACAGCAATTTTATGAGTATGTTAAGGAAGCGGCCCAAAATGTTTATTATGACCCGGAAGAAGATGCTTGGATTTTTAATTTAAGCGAACCCAATTTATTATTTCTTGCTAATTATTTGCGTAATAATGATATGGAAGAAGATGTTATTTTTGATGAAGATGTTTGCTATTATTTAGATGAAATAGAAAAAGTACAATCAGAAATTCACAATCATCTTATTCAGTTAGATTTCATAAATGGCAAACCTATTATGAAAAATGCTAGTGATGAATTGATAGAATATCTTAAGCAGAATAAAGTTGAAAATGTGTGGCAATTAATAGATAAGTCTATTGAGTTGTGTTATGGATTAAGTAGTAACGTTTTAGGTTTATTAGACGATTCAGTAGAGCATACAATGCTCAATAATCAATATGTGACGTTGTTTACTGGCAGTAAAAATGAGCATTCTAAACTTGAGCAGATTATACAATACGCTCTAAAGTATAAGAGAACACCTATAGTATTTTATAAGCCAGACAATAACGAAGATCCTAATTTAGGACACTATAGTGAATTAGTAACTAAAGTAGTTAATAAATTAGTGAATAAAAATAAAATTAGTGTAGTGTTATTACCACCAAGTCACAAGATGAAGTCTAATTGTGATGTTTATTATAGTTATTCAATACAAACATTGATACAAAGTAATATTGAACCACAAATGATATTTTTTACACGAATGGTAAACGAGAATAGTTTTAACATTTTAATTGACCAAATACCCAAAGTATGTTATTATAGTAATATAAAATCAAAGGAAGGAATGGTTGGGCCTGGTCAAAATTATTATGCCAAAGTGTAAGTTATATTTAAAAGACGAAGTAAATTGTAAATTTGAGGGATTAGACTTAACGGATAGACGAAAGTTATCTAATAAGTTTAAATTCGATATTCCTCATGCGCGATTTATGCCAGCAGTTCGTTTAGGACGCTGGGATGGCAAAATAAGTTTCTTCCAATTGGGCGGTAGCACGTTTATTAATCTCTTGCCAGACATATTAGATGACATTTCTAATTATAAAATTGATCTGATAGATTATCGTAAGCCAGTTGATTTAGTATTTGAGCCAGTAACTGAAGTTAGTTATAGTGAATATAAATGGCCTAAAAAACATACGCACGAAGGGCAACCTATTATATTGCGAGATTACCAAGTAGAGGTTATCAATAACTTTCTACAATCCCCGCAGTCCATTCAAGAGGTTGCTACTGGTGCTGGTAAGACACTTGTTACAGCAATACTCAGTCACAAATGTGAGCCATATGGTAGGACAATAGTTATAGTACCCAATAAGAGTTTAGTTACTCAAACAGAGGAAGACTATGCCAACTTGGGTTTAGATGTAGGTGTGTTCTATGGAGATAGAAAAGAGTTTGGACACACTCATACTATATGTACGTGGCAATCCCTTAATATACTGATGAAGCGTACTCGTAATGCTCAAGCAGATATAACGTTTGAAGACTTTATAGAGGACGTTTGCTGTGTGATAGTAGATGAGGTACATCAGAGTAAGGCAGACGTGCTCAAGCAGTTACTGACCCAGCAATTGTCTCATGTACCCATACGTTGGGGTTTAACTGGAACCATACCCAAGGAGCAATTCGAATGGATGTCACTGCGTGTCAGCATAGGGGAAGTAGTCAATAGGGTAGCTGCCGCCGATTTGCAGGAGAAGGGCGTTCTGGCAAACTGTCACGTGAATATCGTGCAGTTACAGGACTATGGTGAGTATAATAACTATCAAAGCGAATTAAAGTATTTGCTTACTAACGAGGATAGGGTATCGTATATAGGCGAGTTTTTAAATGATGTTAAAAAGAGTGGCAATACACTTATACTTGTAGACAGAATTAGTGCTGGTAAAGCAATACAATTAAAATTAAAGGATAGTGTATTCATCAGTGGTGCTACAAAAGCGGATGAGCGTAAAGAGCATTATGATGAAGTACGTACAGCAGAAGCAAAAATCATTATAGCAACGTATGGCGTTGCATCAGTAGGAATTAACATCCCGCGAATATTTAATCTTGTGTTAATAGAACCAGGAAAAAGTTTTGTGCGGGTTATACAGAGCATCGGGCGTGGCGTCCGTAAAGCAGAGGACAAGGACTTTGTGCAAATATGGGATATAACGAGTACTTGTAAGTTTGCAAAACGTCACTTAACAAAAAGGAAAAGTTTTTATAGGGAGGCAGAATATCCGTTTACAGTAGATAAAATTAACTGGCAGTAGTGCTAAATATTGGCATGAGTACACAAGTGAGTGATCTTTACAAAAAGCACCACGAAGTGTCCGACAACATCAAATCTATACAAGAATCTATTAAGGACCTTGCGGAGGAGTTAATTAGGGCCAAAGCCGAGAACAAGGGATTACAGTCTGAAATTATTTTATTAGTGAAGCAAATTGCATCATTAGAAAAAATAGTTAATACTTTAAACCTTGCTCAAAAGTTACAAGATCAGAAAGCTGCAGATGTTAAATCATCAACGCCAGTTGCACCAGGTATAGCACCAAGAGCAAGTACTACAGTTAAAGGACATGGAGATGCTAATACACCTCTATCTATTCCACCAAAAGATAATTCTGCATATGTAGTAGATCCTAAGAAAGGAATAGTGCCAAATCCTAATTATAAACCACCTACGACGGATAAAGACGATGCTATAAAAGATGGAGGTAATACAGCAGATGATGGAACTGCTGATCAAATTCCACCTTTTTAATCAATTAAATAAGGAAATCAATGAGAATACATACATTAGAAGATAAAGCATTCGCTATGAATGAGATGCCTGAAAAGGTAGATGATGTTCGTTTTTGTATATTAGATAATAGTAATCCACAGGATCCAGATTACTTTTTTATTCCCTTAATATTTTTAGAGAGTTTTAATGCGCCAGCATTAGTAATTCAATTGGGGAAAGATAGAATAATGATGCCAGTTGATTGGCACATTGTAGTGGGTAGTCCTGAAGTGGGAGACTTAGAAGTATTGCCCCTAACAAGTGTGAATGATAGAGGTTTTGAAGCATTTTTATATAATTGTCTAAGTGGATATATGCATGAGTATAGAGAAATAGACATTGTAGATATCTATACAGAAGTTAAATGGTATTTTCCAAAACTTAAAACAGGTCAATTATTAGCAATACCATTAAATGATGATCCAAAACCCCAATGTGCATATTTTGTAAGTGAAATTAATAAACAATCTGAGGTAATAGATGTTAACCAGGTAATGTAATGAAAATAGCATTTTGCGGAGATAGTTTTTGTGCAGACTCCCGGGACTTCCGGACGCCATACTACAATTGTGACAGTGTGTCATATTTAGATATAATAGCATATGAATTAAGTGCTGAAATTATGTGTGCTGGCCAACCTGCTTCAGCCTTGTATAGTGCTTATAAGCAAATTAAAACAGTAATCGGAAAAGTTGATTATATTGTGATATGTGTTACGAATCCGCATAGATTATATAATAAACATGTTAAAGTTGATTTTGATCAAAACATGAGTACAACTTTTTTAAATTGGGAGAAAGATAATATTAGTCAAATGTTCGAATACAAAAAAGCAATTACATTATATTATAAAATGCTGTATGATGAGGAATATAATCTTGATATACAGGTCGCATTATTACAATCAATTGATAATATGTTGCTTGAGTATAGACAACGATGTATATGGTTACCGTGTTTTGAGAACAGTATGAATGATTATATACCTAAAAGTGGACCAATGGCACGTATTCCTTTAATCGCTATTTCTAAGTCAGAATTTTTATCTGAGAAAGATTGGACCCGTAATGTTGACACTGATCCAGTTGACACCAAAAGAAATAATCATATGAATGATGAAAATAATAAAAATTTGGCTCATTTTATACTGGATGTGTTTAAACAAGAAAATACTCCTGCTCAAGCACATATTGCTCATATTCATGGTAGAGTTGGTGATATGATAGATTACTTTCATTTTAATATGTTGGGTCCAGGCCACTGTCATATTCATGGTGGAAATTGTGAGTATTGGCATTGGGATGACGAGGCCGGCCGGATGAATAGCCCGTACTAGAAGTTTTGGAGCATTGGGCCTTCAACGTAAAATGAAAAAAGCATTAGTAGTAGGAAATGGTGAGAGTCGAAAAAGAATTGGTTTAAATTTATTCAAACGCAATGAGTGGGAAATATATGGATGTAATGCTCTATATAGAGAATTTAATCCAGATCATTTAGTTATAATTGATAAAGAAATGCGGACTGAATTTGAATATAATTCTCATCAGGCTGGTCGTGCTGTAGATGAACCAGAAGGTAATACATTTTATGGTATGCCAAAGCATGTTTATTTTGTGGAAGATATGCCCGAATATGAACCAATGATGAATTCCGGACATATGGCAATATGCATAGCAATGCGGGATCATAAAGAAATTGATATTATTGGATTTGATCTTGAAACTACTGACGGATTAACAAACAATGTGTATAAGGATTCACCCCAATATAAGCCAAGCAATAAAGAAGCAGGCGGGTTTATTATAGACGCATACAACTTGAAAATGATTAGCAATAGGTTTAGAGAAAAAGGCGGCATCATTACTCGGGTTGCTGATAGTATACCCTTCGAACTTGACAAATATATGAAACATGTTAAAATAGAAGAGTATATATCAGAAGTATTTACAAATAACTTTCATACCCATATAAGAGAAAGAAATGCCACGTAAACAACCAATATTACCTCTTAAAGAGATATTTAATGCATTAGATAATAAAGATTATTGGTTCTATGGTCGGATTGGGAAAGAAAAGCAAAAAGCATTTAGTTCTTATTTGCAATTAAAATATAATGCAAGTGCTACGGGTAATAACGACTTGCAAGAGTATATGATACGCTCTACAAATGAAGAATTAAATAAAGATTTCTGGGAAATTAGTAAGCATCCAAAGTTAGTATGGATGATTTTGTGTGCTATTAATCCCAAAATTGGCAGTTTTAATCGCAAGTATCTGCCAATGAAAAAAAATGTAAAAGATAATAAAAAGACAAAGTTTCTAAGAGAATTATATCCAACTTGGAAATTAAGTGACGTCGAAGCATATGCTGAGATGTGTGACAAGAAAGAACTTAAACAATTAGCAATAGAACATGGTTATGATGATAAGTCAATCAGAGAAAGATTATGAGTGCCAATTTTGTAAAAGGAGTTTTACAAGAGAGAAAACACTAGCGGCGCACGTATGTGAGCCCAAGCGTAGGCATCAACAACAGGATGCAAAGCATGTACAAATTGCGTATATTGCTTACAAACGGTTCTATGAGTTAACACAAGGCAGTTCAAATTTTAAAACATATGAGCACTTTTCACAAAGTCAATATTATAATGCTTTTGTAAAATTTGGTAACCACATTATTAATATTAACGTAATAAATCCAGATTACTTTATAGATTATGTTATTAAAAGTAATACAAAGTTAGATCACTGGTGTAAAGATGCTGTATATGAGGAGTATCTATTACCATATATTAAAACTGAAAACGTTCGTGATGCATTAGAGCGCAGTATTATAACTATGGAAAAATGGGCAACTGAAAATGATGCCCGGTTCAATCATTTTTTTAAGTTTGTAAGTTTCAATAAAGCAGTAGCATTAATTAGAAATGGAAAAATAAGTCCATGGACAATCTATAATAGTAAAACAGGCATGGAAATGTTAGAGAAAATGACTGATGAGCAGTTAGGTTTAATTAATGATTTTATAGACCCAATATATTGGAGTAGACGTTTTGAAGCGTTTATGGCCGATGTAGAATGGGTTAAACATATTTTAAGTGACGCAAACATGTAAAGGAGATATTTAATGACTAATGAAAATGTATACAACCTTGATTTGGAAAAGTTAAAAATTAGGCATAAAGAGTTAGATAAAACGATATGGGAAATCGAGGAGAATGAGCAAGATATTGGCGAAGTACATATGAAAATAATTGAATTGAAAAAAGAAAAGTTATGGCTTAAAGATAAAATAATGTTTATGGAGCAAAAATTTGGATGACGCAGTTGCCTATGACACTTATCCACATCACCGTAAATGGTATAATAAGTTATGGTTAAGTGAAAAGTTAGGCTATAGATGTGGCCCGGCTGGTGTAAATGTATTGTTTGATGAAGAATATATTGTGCGCCCTATTATGAATTTAGAAGGTATGGGTGTGGGTGCTAAAACTATAAAAATGGATCCACATGAATGGATTACCATACCGTCGGGTCATTTTTGGTGTGAAAAGTTTGAAGGGAGACATTTCTCATATGATTTTGAATGGGAAGAGGACTGGGAAGGACCATTAAGAACTCCGCGATATACAAAAGGTTGGCGACAATTAAATTGTTGGGAAGGATACAGGGAAACTGGAGAAGAAAAGTTGTGGAGATGGAGTAAATGGGTTAAGATGAATAGATTTGTTGAACTTCCAGAGTGGTTTGATGAGTTGAAAGATGTAGGTAAAATAAATGTAGAGTGTATTGATGATAATATTATAGAAGTACACTTGCGATCCAATCCAGACCCAATAGATAAGCATAAAGAATTGATAGTGTGGTGGGAAGATTCAAGTTATTATAAAAAAACATATTTTAATCATGGATATGAATATATAGAAGCATTTGATGATGCTGGTGGAAATTTACCAACACCACGTTTAGGATTTTTAGCATTGCCAATTATACCAAGAACGAGAAATCAAAATGAGCCTTAAGTTTGATATTGATATAGATTTTGCAGATAGAACTGCTGTGCTGGAAAAAGTAAAGCATCATACTCCTGCGACTATTATTAGGGCAAATGAATTAATTAAGCATAATACTGGTGCGTATTTTACTGATGTGCCGACAGATCCAGTAAAAGGTATTTGTTCACTTGATCATAAAGACGCGGAAGAACGCGGATATTTTAAATTGGATTTGCTTAATGTAAATGTATATAGCCAAGTTGAAAGTGAAGCACATTTGATTGATTTAATGTTTACAGAACCACCTTGGGAAAGATTAGCAGAGAAAGAATATTGTGAGCAAGTAATACATATCGGTAATCAATATGATCTTATTAAAAAAATGATGCCAGATACTATTCCACGCATGGCAATGTTTTTATCTGTAATACGGCCAGCAAAACGTTATTTGATTGGCAAATCATGGGAAGAAATTGGTGAGCAAGTATGGGAAAAGCCTGATAAAGGTTATTATTTTAAGAAATCACATGCGGTTGCCTATGCACATTTGGTCGTTGTGCATATGAATTTACTTAATTTAAACCTCACTCAATGAACCTCTTTGTTTCGTTTTATCTTCTATATGACCATACGCATCCCACCATGGTGTTTGAATATTTCCTGAAAGTAATCCACTAAATAATTTATTACAAATCATTGTCAATCCTAAGCCAAGTTGTACTGTTTGAGTTTTATTTGATCCAAACGGTAACCCGAATATAATAAATCCGTATTTTTCTAATTTCTCATCCCAGTCTTTAGTTTGCTCCCCGGCCAATTTTTCAATTATTGGCATTGCATAATCTAAAAAGTTAATAAATCTAATTTTATTGTATTCAGACGTTGTTAATGTAGTTTCAAATAACATATTATATAATATTGTCATATACGTGATAATCAAATATTCTTTAAAACCTAAATTACTATCGCATATTCTCTCTGATTGATATATTTCTATTGGATTATAATTATCAGATGATACATTATGATATAAATCATCAATAGTGGAGTTTATGACATTGGTGTTAACAACTCCAGCAGTGATTATTTTTAGATTATGTTTTTCTTGATAAGATTTGTCATATGCAGGACTACTATGTAATAACTCCCATGCATACAAAGATGCAATACTTATAGGTATTTCACTGAATTCTATTAATTGTTTTTTATGAGCTTCAATAGTTGCGCCAGGTAATCCATGAATTAATTCTACTTTATATTCTGCCTTATTATATTTTTGTCTAAAATTAATTAATAATTTTTTATGTTCATTCCATGGAAGTTCTGGTCTATTAATGTTTTTTAATATTTGTTTATCTTGATGTTGTAATGATACTTTAAACACATTGCCGCGCCCATGTTCATATATAGCTCTCCATATATCAAAAACATTGCTTTTATGTAATTTTGCCATGTTCCCGCCGCTAAAGGAAAAAGAATTAGTTGTGTATGATAGACCAAATTTAAATATTTCAATATCCTCCTTCATCATTCCAATATTAGCATCAATCCAATGCATAGATATGTTATTAAATTTTGAAAGAAACTTTATTTCTTCCTTCCAATCTCCCAATCTTTTGTTTAATTTGTGATGTAACCCACCACTCCAATCACAAAACGTACAAGCATATGGACAACCACGTATTCTTTCGAAAGAGTAAGTAAGTACGTAATTATTAGTAGTATTTTTGTTTAAGTAATCTGTAATCTGATTATGTTCATTAATAAAGTCTTCTTTTAAATCACAATATGGACTAAATGCTGGATAATCTTTAAATCGTAAGATTTCGTGATTAGTTTTAAATTCTTTTGTTATTAAATTCGGTATTGTTCTTTCATCTATTGGCTCATAAAAACTATCTAACAACATAGTAAAAGCTTTTTCACCATCACCATAGACAAAATAATCTATAAAAGGATAGTTATTAGCAGTATTTGGATTTTTATGATCAATGCTCGGCCCGCCAGCAATAAGTTTTATATTAGGATGTTTTTGTTTTATTATATTTGCTATTTTTATTTGTACATCAAAATTCCATAAAAACATAGAGAAACAAATAATATCTGGTTTTTCTTTTTCGATTATGGATATTATATTTTTTACACTAGTATTCTTGAATTCACCATATTCAGTAGGTAGCCATATGTATTTGTTATAGTATTTTCCAATTTTTTTATAGAAAGATTTTAAGAAATAATATATTGGCGTTAGAAAATAATCATTTATTCCTTCAAGTGAGCCATCTTGCCTTAATTCAGTGGTTAGATCACCTGTGTCGGCGTTTGAGCCAAATACGATAAATTTTATACGCATATTATTATTTACTGCTTTTTATAACTGTACGAGAATTTAAGGACGATATAAAACTTTTTCTAATCCACCTGATGTAGGAGTACATTTAATACGAATTCTACTATGAACACCATTCCAGTTTGTATAACCAACACCAGTTTGGTCAGTTAAATTTAATGTTTTAATATCAAAATAATCATCATCTGCTAATGATATATTTTCATTTAATGTACCTTGTATTACAATAGTGCCAGTATATGTACCTGAAAAATAAAACGCCGCAGTTTGTAATGCTGTATTTTGATTAAGTTTTGAATCTGCTACTAATGGATTACTTGTATGAGTTGAACCTGAGATGGTAAAGTCTGCTGTGTTTAATACTTTACTATCTGTAAGTGTTGGAAAAACACCATCTGAAATTTGTAATTGTCCTAATACATCATATGCGCCATCTACATAACCAATACTAGTATTGGATTCACCGTCTACTACTGTTACAGAGTAATTAAGATATTGAGAGTCTAAATTTAGTAGATCACCTTCTGTTATAACAACTTTCGCCGTTCCTTTAATTCCATCTACTAATGTGGCCGTTTTACTTAATAACACACCAGTATCACCAACATTATCTAAAATATTAAACGTTATTGTTTTATCAGTGATCGTTAACGACTTTTGATTATCGTTCTTTAGTGACAATTGTATGGTATTGTCAATACCCTTGTATACCTTTATAGGATGATTATACATTTCATACCCCCAATGCTCCTTATCAGTGTCCGCCTTTATTTTCAGATTAACATTCTGGTTATATAAATAGACCGTAGTAACTAACATATTATAAGACCTTTTATTATATTTATATGCCAAACATATACGAAGAGCTAACAGAAAAGTATCCTTTTATCAGTTATATTAAACATATTGATAGGGAAGTCGTTGGTATTATTCTTAATAAAGATGCAACTATAGTAAGCGTTTACGATTTTAATGCACTACCAAACATAGAGACAAAAGAAAAGTTTTTAGAACTGGGCGAAGTATGGTGGTGGGAATCAAATAGAATGTTCCCTATAAACATATTTCTCAAACGAGACTTTATCGCATTTAAACCATTTATTAAAACATTTATGGCTAAAGACGTAGAAATAGTCCATGGTCCATATGTTAGTATGAATGAACTAGCACAACGCAGAACTAAACGCCGTAATATACAATTAATCCAAAAGGTTAAGTAAATGCATAAACCTCAAAAAACAGCAGTACTGCATCCAATACAATCAGATTTACAGTGTCGTTTAAAATGGGCACATAGTACAGTTTTTCTTACTAAAGGAACGACGGCCAGTTGTCATAGAGTAAATCATGATGCTATTCCGGATAATTTTGATTTTCATAATACTCCAGAAAAATTACTTGCTAGACAACAAATGCTTGATAACGTTTGGCCTGAAAAAGGGTGTGAGCATTGTAGAGTTATAGAAGATGCTGGTGGAATGAGTGATAGAATGTTACATTTAACTCATCCATTTGCCCCTGGTTCACCTCCAGAATTATTAGATAATCCGCAAGCAGTACATGTCTCTCCAACAGAGTTAGAGATATATTTTAGTAATAATTGTAATTTATCTTGTATATATTGTGGTGAGCATTTTAGTAGTACTTGGCAATCAGAAAATACCAAATTTGGTCATATAGATGTTGTGACAGAAGGAGTAGCATATGATGTTTATGAGGATTACACAGAGTTAAGTCTTACAGAAAAAATGTTTACTTGGCTGGAGGAAAATTTAAAATCCCTTCGTACGTTATATGTTTTGGGTGGAGAGCCATTTAAACAACCACAAAGTGATAGATTATTAGATTTATTATCTACTCAACGTAATCCTGATTTGAATATAACATTTTTTAGTAATCTTAGTGTAGAACATGATAAAACGAGAGTGCGATTAGATAAGTTACAAAAACTAATAGAAGATGATAATATTCGTGGTGGTAAAGTGACTGGCAGTATAGATTGTTGGGGACCTGAGGCAGAATATGTTAGGTTTGGTTTAGATCTCAAACTATTTGAGAAGAATATTCAGTATATTTTTAAAAATACAGATATATCAACAGGTATTAATATATGTTGGATGCCATTAACAACATTTACTTTACCAGATCTAATGGAAAAAACAAATGAGTGGAATGAATGGATTGTTACTAATAGAGGGAAAGATGATTATCAAATAGTACATAATAGTTTAATGCAAGCCGCTGGCCGACCATATGTACATCCTTCAATTTTTGGACCAAAAATTCTTGACTGGGGTTATATTGATGCTATTAATAAATTACAAGACTTTGATGAAGATATTATAATATCTACTAAAGAATATTATAGAGGTATTGCCAAAAGCATAGAGCAGTCCACTCCTGACAAAAAATTACAAAAACAATTTCATATATATCTCACTGAATTAGATAAGCGGCGCGGTACAAATTATAAAGAACTCTTTCCTGTAGTATATAATGAAATACATTCTTGACTTCTAGTAGTAATTCCTATATAATAACTGTATGAATCAAATACAGTCAGTCATTATGAGCAATTTACCAGGAAGGGTAAAGAAAAGTTCTAGTGGTTGGCAATCCTTTAATGCTCCGTGCTGTGTTCATAACGGAGAAACGCAAGACAAACGTGGTAGAGGCGGTATTATACTTAACGGAGAGGCAATATCGTATAATTGCTTTAATTGTGGGTATAAAACAGGCTGGCAACCGGGCAGACCATTAAGTCGTAAACTACGGCAATTGATGGATTGGCTTGGCACTCCGGAATCTGATATAAAGCGTCTTGTATTAACTGCTATACAATTAAAAGAGACAGCAATTGAACAAAATTTAATTCCAGAGGAAGTTGAATTTAATTTTGAGAAGAAAGACTTTCCAGAGCAAAGCAGTCCATTAGCGTCTGATAATAAACTTATATTAGAATATTTACATAAGCGCGGATTGGATGAAAATGATTATCCATATTACTGGACACCAATTACAGAGACAAAATTTGACAGGCGTGTAATTATTCCATTCTTTTGGCAAGGTGAAATAGTAGGATACACAGCACGACTAGCAGTTAAGGGTAATCCAAAATATTTTACAAGTACGCCTGCAGGTTATGTGTTTAATATGGACAGGCAAACTGAAGATCGTAAGTTTGTTATAGTAACAGAAGGCCCATTTGATGCAATCGCTGTAGATGGTGTTGCAATATTGGGTAGTGATATTGGTGATGCCCAGGTAGATTTAATAGAAAGTTTAAATAAACAAGTAATAATGATGCCAGACAATGATAGTGCTGGCAATAAACTTATAACACAAGCATTAAAATATAATTGGGACGTTAGTTTTCCAACTTGGTATGATACTTGCAAGGATATAAATGAATCAGTATTAAATTATGGTAAAATATTTACATTAAAGAATATATTGGATAATGTCCAATCTACAAGGCTTAAAATCCAATTACATCAAAAACGATTACAAATATAGATAATTATAGTATATGAATAAAGAATATAACGTAGAATTACAGAAATTATACTTGGAAATGCTAGTAAGCAATCCAGAAGCATTTGTTAGGGTGCAAAATATATTTAATCCACAGAATTTTGATAGAAGTTTGCGTCCAATAGCAACTTTTGTTTTAAATTATGTAGATGAATATAAGGCATTGCCAGAAGTAAAGCAAATAAACAGCAAAACAGGTTCTAAATTACAAGATATTGTAATGGATCAATTAGAAGAGCATAGTAATTGGTTATTAGACGAGTTTGAACAATTTAGTAGGCATAAAGAATTAGAACGAGCGATATTAGACAGTGCGGATTTGTTAGAGAAAGGTGATTATGGGTTAGTAGAGGCCAAAATTAAGGAAGCTGTGCAGGTTGGCCTTACAACAGACATGGGAACTGATTATTGGGACAATCCGCGTGAACGTTTGATGAATTTAAAAACAAGTAATGGGCAAGTTAGCACTGGTTGGGAAATGTTTGATAGAAAATTGTTTGGTGGATTTAATAGAGGTGAGTTACAAATATTTGCTGGTGGTAGTGGCAGTGGTAAGAGTTTGTTTATGCAAAATCTCTCAGTTAATTGGATACTTGCAGGACTCAATGTATTATATTTTACATTGGAGTTGAGTGAGGAATTAACAGCAATGCGAATTGACAGTATGATATCTAATATTCCGACAAACCAAATATTTAAGGATTTGGATACTGTTGAAATGAAAATTAAACTTGTAAGTAAAAAAGCAGGCAGCTTGCAAATAAAATATATGCCAGCACAAAGTAACATTAATGACTTTCGCAGTTATATAAAAGAATTAAATGTGCAAAAAGGTATGAAAGCAGACGTAGTGTTAGTAGATTATTTAGATTTGTGTATGCCAATAAGCACTAAAGTAGCACCAAGTGATTTATATGTTAAAGACAAGTATGTTGCAGAAGAACTGCGTAACTTATCCAAAGAGTTAGATGTTGTATTTGTCACAGCATCGCAGTTAAACAGAAGTGCAGTAGACGAAATAGAATTTGATCATAGTCACATTGCAGGTGGTATTAGTAAAATTAATACAGCAGATAATGTTATTGGTATTTTTACAAGTAGAGCAATGCGTGAGCGTGGACGTTATCAAGTACAGTTTATGAAAACAAGAAGTAGTAGCGGTGTTGGTTCTAAAGTAGATTTGGAATTTGATATAAGCAGTTTGCGTATACGAGACTTGGGAGAAGATGCACAACCAGAAGAAGATACTTCTTATACAGCAACACAATCACAATCAACAAATATATTTGACAGAATAAACAGAAGTGCAACAGTACAACCTAATGAGGATACACCTAAAGTAACTGCTGAAGCAAGTGGAAGCAAAATAAGATCTTTATTACGTAATATGAGTGCTTCAGATGACATATAAATACCATTGGCGGAACTTGTCGATGAAGAATCATCCCGCCATGAGAATTTATTTAGGAGCATCAAAAATGGCATGGCATGGTTTATTAGAAGCTGAATTTCATGGACCAAAATATTGGGTACTTACTCAACCACTTACCTATGAATTAGAAAAAAGTAGAAGTGCTGGGATGGACGAATGGGTTTCTAGTTGGACAAATTTAAATGTAGATGTAAAAACTACACCAACCACTATTTTAATTACAGCACCAGTTGGGTATCAAACAGATTTAGCATCTATACATCGCATTATGTGGAATATTATATCACCTTGGGATATTGCAAGGGCGGCGGTAATACACGATGTATTATATGGTGCATTGCGTAAAACTGTGGCAGTAAAAGGATTGAATCCACAAACTGTAAAAGTATTGCGGGCCCAAGCTGATAATGTGTTTAGGAGAGGCATGGATGATGCTGATCCTACCATTCCGAATTGGAAAATATTTTCCTGTTTTTGGTCAGTCCGCCCTTTTGGTAGGTGGGCAATACGTAAACAGTCTAAATTTGATAATTGATGGGTCACAATTTAACTAAATATAATAAACATAATGTGACACATATGACAATGAAACGTAAGACTAGAACAATATTAGAAGAATTGAATTCCTTGTATAAGGATCACAATAAAAGTGCGATCATAGAAAGTCGTGCTATTCATATCATTGATAGTGCTATTAATTTAGTTAATATTATACATGAACACTATGATCATGAAGTTGCTTCTGAGCTAGAACGCCGTCTTCTTAACAGCATACGTGGACAGGATAATAAAAAGTTTATCCGTAGCATACGTAAGGCTGGTGACAATGAGATTGAATGAAATATCTGATTTCTCAGATACATCTAACATACACATAGATAGACCTCACTCAATATCTTCACGTATACCTACAGGTAAGACTAGTGGTATTGTTGATGAAATGTCACAAGAATTAGAACATATTGTAGATAGATGGGTAAAAGTTGATTGGGAAGACCCGAAGCTTGATCCTGAATCTAAAGCACGTTTCAGCAATGCTGTTACAGAACTTTTAGATATTATGCAGGGTGTAGATATATGAGAGCAAAAGACTTTATAAAAGAAGACCATGGATTTCTCGCGTCAGGATCACATGATTGGGAAGGTAAGGTTGGAAATAATATTTTAAATTATTTAAAAAAATTACCTAGTGGTGCGTGGGCTGGTTTTAAAAATATAACTGGTATTGGTAGTGATGATCATATCAACCAGCTCTACCAGCAGCCAGAGTCGAATCTGGCAAATCTAGCAAAACCAAAAGTTACGTCTAAGAAACCTGGGTTGCGTACAAGTGATAGAACAACTCGCCAAGGACGAACATCACGGATTGGAGGCGAGGACGATCAGTGAAACTATTTGAAGTTCAAGGTGAATGTAAATGGATGATCGTTGAAGATACTGGCGGCAAAAATACTCATATGACTCATATAGAGGATTTAGTATTTTATCAAGGTTACCAAGGTGTAAAAAAAGCAATAAATCATCTTGCACAAACAGCAGAAATGTTAGCAGGAACAAGCGAAGCGGGTAGAATATCTGTAAAATGGGATGGTAAGCCTGCTGTAATTGCTGGTAATGATCCTAAAGATGGTAAGTTTTTTGTAGGAACAAAAAGTGTATTTAATGCTACTCCATTATTAAATAAAACTCCTGCAGATATTAGAAAAAATCATGGTAAAATACCAGGTTTAGCACATAAATTAAATATAGCATTAAAACATTTGCGTAAACTTAATTTTGACGGTATATTGCAAGGCGATATTATGTTTACTAAAGGTGATTTGACAACTGAAGATATAGATGGTGAGTCATATGTTGTTTTTAAACCAAATGAAATAGCATATGCTGTTCCAGCGGGCAGTGATTTAGCAAAAGAATTACTTGCGGCTGAGATTGGTGTTGTATGGCACACATTATATAGTGGTGGTCCTGAGATGTCAGATTTGACAGCATCATTTGGTGCGGCCGCCCCTGTAGGAAATAAAAATGTATGGTCACAAGATGCTGATTATAGAGATTTAACTGGTCGTGCTACAATGACTGGACGTGAAACAGCACAAGTAGCAAATGGACTTGATAAATTACAAGGAATTTTGCAAAAAATAAATGCAAATAGATTTAATACACTAATGAACAATGAAGAGTTTAGAGAACATATTGAACCATTTGTTAATAGTAAAATTAGAGCAGACCGACCACAAGTTGGAAATGCTAATGCTTTTTTGAAAGAATTCATTGATTACTATGATAGTAAAAAGCAAGCAGAAATAGATAAACTTAAAGATGGTGGTGCTTCTGATAAAACAGCATCAGGATGGAGTCCGGCCGCCGAAGCACGTATTAATAAAATAGAAGCAACTAGGGCATTTATTGAAGATAATAGTAACACGTTGCTGGCAATATTGGCAGTTTATAAACAAATTATACAAGTTAAGTCAATATTAATGAAAAAACTTAATGCTATAGAAGGCATACAAGCATTTTATAAAACAGATAATGGTTATGAAGTTGCCGGTCCAGAAGGATTTGTAGCAATAGACCATGTTGGTGGCGCTGTAAAATTAATTAATAGATTGGAATTTTCACGACGTAACTTCCTGGCAGGAGGGTAAATAGTATTATGGGATTTATTAAAGATTTATACGAATCAAAAGCATTACGTAATCAACGTGGATTGAAAAATATGAGTGCTGAGCAAGTGGCAGAAAACATTTATATGAATGTTTTATCACTTCAGGCAATGCGGCATGATCCTAATTCAATGAAATTTGCACAAGAATATGCTAAAAAAACAATGATGAATCCTGGTTTTGATAATATTCGTACTACTGCTACAGATTTACATAATTGGGTCGCTGTTTTTAATCAAGCAGATAGATATGTTGATAAAATAGGTCCTGCTGGAAGAGCAAATATACCAATATTACAATTTAAACAATATTTGCGGCAAGTGGCAAGTGGTAAAGTAAATCCAAATTTTGATAAACAATTTTTAATGAGTTTAGAGCGAAATTTAGGTATTCATAATGCTCAATATAGTGCAACACGAAGATTATTGAGTGATTGGAATAGACTGCTTGGTAGTGAACGTAAATTAAGTACAACTCGTTTATTACAAGCAATAAGATCAAAGTCTGCTCGTAGTGATTTACGTAGTCCATATGAAACATTTGTTCGTAAGGGTGGTTATGAGCTTAAAGATGTACATAATTCTGAAATAGCAGGAAAAACATCCTTTGGTGCAAAAGCCGCGGCGGCGGCCGCCTCCGGTGTTGCTGGTTATTGGTTGGGTAAGAAACTAGCAAAAGGGATAACTGGCTATCAAGATACTGATTTTGATTATACTTTTGGTGCTAAGAAGAAGTAAAATAACAGCCAATAATTTTCTATTTTTGAGATAAATAATATTAACGGTGTAAATTAGTTTACACACTACAAGATATAGGAGATTTAAAAATGGCAAGTTTAACAAATAATGCGTTATCCAATGTTCATGATCCAGTAGAACTTATTGGTCGTGATATTACATGGTTGAAATCAACAGGTGGTGACTTCACAGCAAACGCAGATATGGCAGCAGTTTTGCGAGCAATTTCATCATATGCAACAATTGAAGTTGTAGGCACAGCAACAGCCGCAGGCGTCATAGTAGGCGTTTCAGGTTGTGATGCACACGTAGCAGCTGGTACAGGCACAAATTTTACAGCACTAGAGGCAGCTTTAGATGCAGTAGCCGCACAGGCCTTAACAGTTGTTATAATTTCAGCACTAACATTTGTATAAGATTAGCGTAAAATCACCCAGTTTTTAGAAATTTCTAGAGACTAGTAATTTTAAAGAGCGGAGGACTTATCCTCCGCTTTTTTTTGCCTGCACTAAATATTATAATAGCATATTATAGGTAAGTTATGGCAAAAGAAAGAGCACATGGTATTGCTGGCGAAGGCAAGTTTGGAAGTGGCGTTGGCGAGTTTATTACCATATACACATTAATAGATATTACACAATCTGGTGTTGTATCACCTTACAGAACAGATGTTCCTGCGTTTGTAGATGATGCAAATCAAATAGTTAATAGTGAACAATCTTGGAATAAAAGTAGAAATCAACAAAGCAATTGTGAGACATTGATACAAACTATTAGTTTACGTGGTAATCCTATGTATATTGAACTTCCACGCAAATATACAGTAGATAATATTAAGCAATTAGATTTTGGTTCCTCTTATAAAGGAAAACATATATTTTGGTCTACTTCTTTTACTGTGGAGCAAATTGGACTTTATATTGAACGGGGACAAGAAGATCAACCATTATCAGGCCTGACAAATGATTTTACAAATGTTCCTGTAATTGTTAATTTAACAGAAACAATCAAATTAAAAACCCCAATCTGGGAAGCAATAAATCCTCGTAATAAAAATATATATTTTGTTCTAAACGAAAAAATACCTTTTAATCTGTAACCCACCCTTCATAAATAATTATACTAGGCAGAGACTTAGGCTCATTTTAGGCGAAATGATTGGCATTTGTAAAGGCACATAATATAGGGCGGGCGGAAGGCATTTTTTGTATGACATTAAAGGATTATTATGCCATCAGATATTGAAAAACAGAGCCTCGAGGCACACGTAGAAATCTGCAGTGAACGCTACGGTTACTTGGAGGAGAATATGGAACGAATTGAAAGTCGNTTAACGGTCATTGAGCAACAACTCGATGAAATTAGACATAGTCTATTAGTTAACGAAAAAAATAAGTACAAATCTATGTATATTTTAAGTGGTTCCATTATTACTGCTCTATTTTCCGCAGTTGTCTATCTATTAACAGTAGCATAATAAATATCATTGATGAAATTCGATGAATTATATAATGTTTCTCAATGGACTAAAAACTTTTGGAATCCGTTCATACCTCCAATTCTTAGTACGTATGTTAATTGGGATAAGCGTAACCGTAACGAGTCTTTGTCTGATAGTGCGAATGAATTATATAAAAATTTTTATGATGGTATAAAAAGTCATAGCTATAAGTGGCATGACACTGATTCAGAAGAACATTATAACAAAAACAAACAGCATAAAGAATTAAATCCTAAATATCATAATAAAGATATTAATTACACATTTAATGCTCATGGTTACAGGTCTGAACCATTTGATACTGATTCTGATTTGAAAATATTAACATTAGGATGTAGTATAGCATTTGGTACTGGTGTTGATGATAAAGATGTTTGGTGTAACAATATATCTAATAAAGCAAAAGTGTATAATATATCAATACCTGGTGCATCAGCAGATTTAAATGCTATTTCTCTTTATCAATTAATTGATATTATTAAACCTGATATAGTTTTGTGGTCCCCTACAAATCCAGGAAGAAGACTTGTTAATAGATATTTCCTAACAGAAATGGAATCATCTAACGTGTTTAAAAACGATGATGTAATACTTAGTGAATTACAACACAACCATCAATCTGTATTACCTAGTAGAGAACAATATATGCCATATTATCAACAAATAACTAGTAATTGTGAAAATTATAATAATTTAACTAAAAATTATGCTATTATGAACGAGATTTGTGAAAATAACAATATTCTTTTTAAATCATTTCATCCATTTTCTGTAGTTTATGATAGTTTTTCTACATATAAAAAGATAGCAGGCTTTGGCCAAGATGATATGATAGAACATGAAAAAAGAATTCGATTAGAATTTGAAACATTAATTAATGCATCAATTAATAAATTACCTATGAAATATTTAGGAAGTACAAAACAACGTGAATTATCGCACGATTTAGATATACCTACAGTGTTATTTGATAAGTTGGATAATGTTATTAATTATATTGATGTAAAGGATTACGCATCAGAATTTTTTAAGAATCAAACTAGAGAATGTATAGAAGAAAATATTAAATATCCATATGCTAGAGATTTAAGCCATCCAACAGAACTTTATCATCAATTTTTAGCATATATTTCTAGAAATGTTCTTCTTAAGGAAGGTGTAAAACTTTAATAAATACATATACAATGTATTTAGAAGAACTCTTTGAAGCAAAAATGGCATGGGGGCGGGTTGGCAATAAACTCGTTCGTAAGTATCGCTGTACGTCAGGTCGCCGCAAAAGTCGTATAGTATCAAAACCATCACAATGTTTCGCGGCCCCAGATATTAAAAAACGTTTTAGATTGAAAATGCTTAAAGCAAAAATTGGTTCTAAAATGAGACGAAAGTCAAAGAGAACTATGCGTACAAATCCAGCGAGTATAATGAAAACAAAGTTAAACGCGGCGTCAAAATGAAACTAGTAGAATTATTTTTAGCAATTACTGAAGGACAATATTCAATTGCCGGCCCTGTGCGAGGCAGTGAATTACCTTTGGTAGGTAATGAAGGTGATAATACTGAAACTGTTGTTGATTTAAATGATAAAAGAATTGATAAAGACAGTTCACAAGGCCTAGTTATTAAACCTAAATTTACAGAAGCAGAACAAACCCAATTTATTACTAAACAAATGGGCCTGGGTTCTACGTTTAGAGTAGCACAGCCTGGTGGTGGTTATAGAGAATGGCAAGTTGTTTCTATACATGGTAATATGATAGTAGCAACAGATCCAGCGGATCCTGATGCTACAGAAACTAGAATACATGGTATGAACTATTATATTGATGTTGATAATAGTGATGGAATGATTAGTTTTGAAGATGAACGATCAAGAGCAGAAAAATATCAAACAATTAATAGATTAGGACGAGGTGCTGTTGTAACAGTGCTATAACTATGAGATTTGCACATATAGCAGGCCTGGCCGCTTTAGTATATATTAATTTAGTAGAAAGTGAGTTTTTACTTTCTTATTCCAGTGAACCAGTATACAAAAAAGATTTGACAGAACGAGAAGTTCATACTGCTAATGGATTGGTTAATAAGTCTGTATTTAAACGTGTTAAAAAAGAAGGCAAGATTGCTTTTATTCGTAATACTCAAATAAATGAAAACGAAATACAAGTTAGGTTGCCTTTAAAAGAATCTTTAGAAATTCCAAACTCATATAAATTATATAAAGATCGTATTGCTAAAATTGCAAAAGAACTTGGTATTCCATATGAAAGATTAGCTGCTCATTTACATCAAGAATCAAGTTTTAATCAAACAAGTGATAAAACTGGAAAAACACTCACCGGTGATAAAGGTACTGCATTTGGTATAGGTCAAATTAGAGCAGGAGCAAGAAAAGATGTAGAAAATTATCTTGGTCGCTCAGTAAATTTAGATGATCCTGAAGATAATATAAGAACTGCTGGATTATATTGGAAATTACAAAAAGAAAAATATGGTGCAAAAACAGATGATGAAGCATCACGAATGTATAATACTGGTCCAACTCCTAAAGGAGATGCTGGATTAAAGTATCAACAAGATATTACTAATAAATTAAAATTATACAAACAACAAAAAAATCAAACAGCACAATTAGTAAAACCCAAAACAGATCCAAACAAAAAATCAGCAGGGCAAATTGAGTTTGAAAAAGACCCAATGGCTTACCGCCTCAAGTATGGTGGCGATGAGTTTGACGCTTAATCAGTAATTAATTTAATAATTAAATTATAATTAAATAATATTATGCAACAACAATCAAAGAAAAAGATTGATAGAAAGTTCGTTGATGTATACGATTCTTTAATTAATCAACTAAAAAAAGACAACCGTCTTCATTATCTTAAAGTTAAAAAAATTGGAAAAGGTATTAAGATAGGAGATATACGGATACAGAAAAACAAGTATGGTTATATATTAAAGAAAGGATTTCATAGAGGATTTTCTATTATTGAAAAAGATATTGCCATTAAAAAGTCAGCAATAATGCTGGCCATTTTTTACAATCAAGAAAATATGATGCATTATAAAGAAGTATTAGAATTAGATGGAAAGTATTCTAGTGCAATTGCTAAATTACACATCGCCAAGGGTCGAATGAGATATTATGCTAATGAAAATGATTGGTTTAAGGTGCATATATTTGAAGATAGATTGAAAAATTGGATATGGCAAGCAGAATCCGCACAGCACACATTAAATACGATGTATTATAATCATGTTTTTTAATAAATACATATAACTTATTTTACAATATTGGATACACAACTATGAATTTAACTGATATTAAACCAACGCAAACAGCACTACAATTTGCAAATAGTATGCAAAATACGTTTGGTGTAACAGTAGATATTAGTAAACTTGACTTAGACAAGTCAGCAAAACTATTAATTTCTGTTAATGAACAAATACAGAAGCAACGTTTATCAGAAGATAGACACAAACTACACACAACAAAATCTTATTTGGCTAAAGTTTTTATTAAAGAAAACTTAGAAAAACATATTGCTGAGCTTCAACTTAATGAATTTACTAAAGCAAATACTGCCGCCGCAGATGCACAAACAATTCCAGGCCAAGGTGGTACTAGTAGTGCCGGATTTGGCGCAGGCAAGAAAAAGAAAAAAGGAATACCACAAGCAGGCGGAAAAGAAAACAAGGAACATGTTACTGAGAAACATCAAGTAACAAAAAAATCAGATTCTTATAGTTTTGATCCCAAAGGCATGGTAGCATTACGTATGTTAGTTGGTGCTACTGATATGGCAAAGGCTAGACGTGCTATGGAAATGGCAAAAAATGGTAGATCAGTTCCAGCTGTGTTTATGAAATCATTTGTTCCTTTAATTGATGTATTAGATGACATTATGCGAAGTGGAATGGCAAATGTTCAAATGTTAAAAAATTTAGATAAACGAGCAAAACGAGGATTGGGTATAGAGGAAAGCGTAGAACAAGTTTCAGATAAATTACGTGGCTTATATGAAAGTCAAGAAGACCAAGCAGAACTATTATTAGCATCAAAGGATGTTGTAGATAGAGTGCAAAAAGCAGTTGATGATTTAAGTAAACTACGCAACGAAGATCTCCCACCATTGCTAGATGCAATGCGTGATGAAGTTGGTGCAGAAATTAGTAGTGCATATGCTAATATTGCTATTCCAACATTAGATCAATTAGTTATCGCTAATGGTACAGCACGTGAAACACTTTCACAAGCAAGTAGAATACTTACTGGTGAAGAACAAGCACCACAGGCAATGGGCGCAGAGGAAATACCTGTTGAAGCTGGAACGGTGGAAACAGCACCCCTACCAGCAGAAGAATTTGCAACTGCTGATGTAGCTGTTGGTGAGGAAGAAGTAGGCAGAGCGGAACGATAATATGCGTGTTTCAGAGTTATTGTTTAAAGAAGAGATAGATGATACATTAAGTACGTCACTTAAACAAGTGTTAGATCATCTAGTTCATCAATACAATGACTCTACTAGTGCAGGTGATAATAGAATAAGCTGGCAAACAATAATCCAAATGATGCCCGAAGATGTCCCACCACTTGATTATGATGGTTTCAAGCAGATGTATGATATGGAACCAGATTGGAAACATTTGGTACAAAGTTTTGATGATGAGTTTGTTACTCTCAACACTGGTGAAGAGATAGATGTTAATATGGGTGATCCAGAAAATATAGAAGAGCCAAGTCTAAATACAGTAGATGACATGGCTAAACGAGCAATGAAGAAGAGAATTTAAATGGCATATTTCCCTACAGCAACATTAGCAAGAGAACGTGGACAAAACAATAGTTTAATTGCTCAAGAAATCTCAATATTAGAAATGCGTGTATTAGTGGCAATTGCAGCTAACGCATTAACAATAACCTCAACAGATATAACTACCGTGTCAATTAATGGCACAACAGTTACTGGTAGTCCAATGACAAACAATGATGCTACTGGTGAGTCCTATTATAAAGTTTGGAAAGGCACCACTATTAGTACATTACAAACAGAGCAAATGAGCGAAGTAATGACCCATTTTACCAGTAAAAAATATACAATTGTTAGAAAGAAAAACACAACAACTAATGATACTTTTTACTGGGAAATAAGCTGGTGAGACTAAAAGAAATTACCGAACCTAAAGACACAGTCTTAACACAAGTAGGCATAAATCCCAATCCAGGCGTAGATGCTAACAAGCATAATCCTGATGGTAAGTTTAGTCCTCTTGGCACAGAACAAGAGCGTCCAACCCCATTAACTGCTAATCACGCAGTTAAAGTAGATAAAGCAGTTAAAGAAAAGAAAAAACAGAAGTCTCAATAATATTCCCATATAAATAGTAGTATGGCAAGTCATACAAAAACAGCCGGCGAGGTACGCGGTAAAGTAATTTTAGGTGATGCAGTAGTAAAAGCAGAAATTGAATTTATTAATGATGCTATTGAAGATGCTTCTGATTTAGAAAAAGTAAAAACAGTTATTTCCACTGGTGCAGGTATGGCTGGTGTTTATAACTATGGTGATTGGTTCTTACTTGAAGAAGTTTACATGTATGGTTCTGGATGGAAAGGAAAAACAGAGTTTACTTCGGTTCAACGTATTCCTGGTATTACAGAAATGACGATGAAAGAAGTACAAGCCGCAATAAAAGCAATTGATCCAAATATTTTTGTTAATCATAAGCGTATTAATGCTGTATTATCACATTTTAGAAAGTTTGGTTATCAAATCCATCCAGGTAATTGGTTTGATGCTACGTCATCAAATAAAATTAAATGGGTTATTAATTGGAACAACACAGTATTTGATCATATAACAGTTATGGATGATACTTTAATTATTGGTAAACCTGATCAATTAGCACCAGTTGGTGCTAAAACAGCTACTGGAGAACTAATGCCATCGGGCCAAGCACGTCCTATCGACGGCTTAATTGAACCAATACACCATCAAACAAAAATAGAATTTTATGGTATGGGCAATAAAGGTACCGGGCAAACAACTATGCGTCCCGCCGCTCCTGGTACAAATAATGAAGATTATGAAATGGCGAATCTCAATATAGGCGATGGTTCTGAATTTAATGTGGGTGGAGGTAGTGCAGCCTCAGCAGGAGCTGCCATAGCACAAGTATTGGGTGTTGTTAATTCATTAATGGGTGCATTGGATACCTCATTCGGCCAGTTAACACAGACTGGATTAATACGTTGCGAAGTTGATGGAGATTATGCTTTGCAGGCTGGTAAAATAAACACAGGAGATGGTGTAACGCAAGACTTGGCGCATTATAATACATATGATCCGGCCGGGAATCAACAAACTGGCGAGAATTTAGGGCATACGGAACAAACAAGTCCGTTTCCCATAACCCCCTTTATCGGTGGCGGTGGCGGTGGCGGTGGTGGTGGTGGTAGTAGTGGTGGCTCGTCCGGCGGTGG